GCAAGATCGAGGGCGGCGTGCTGACCCTGTTCGCTGGGCGCATGAGCGTGGCCCAAGGTGCCGAGGTCCTGGCCGCCCTGCTGGAGATCGAGGCGGACCCGGAGCGTGCTGCGGTCCTGTACGGCAAGGCGTCAGGCAACTGCGCCATCTGCGGCCGCGACCTGACCGACCCCGAGAGCATCGAGCGCGGCATTGGCCCCGTCTGCGCCGAGAAGTTCTGACCACCCTGCCCCCTTCGGGGGGCGTCAACCTGGAGCCCCACATGGCACGCAAGTACCTTTCCTATGCCGACGAGCGCGAGATCGAGCGAATCCAGGCGGCCGCCCGCCTGCGCAAGCTGAAGGAGGACCCGGTCCACGCCCTGGCGAACGAACGACGCCGCCAGCGCGCCCGCAACCGACAGTTGCTGGACCCGAACCTGGACCGGCACATGCGGGCGTTCCCCCTGTGGGTCGCCGGCATGACCACCGCAGAGTACCTGCGCCGGTTCCAGAACCTGTGCCACACGCGGGTGGTGGGGTTCACCTACGCCGACCGGGTCGCCCCGGCCCTGGACCCGCTGCTGCCCGAGGTGGTCGAGGAGTCCTGCGAGTGACGCCCTCCACCAAGCCCGTGACCCGGCTGACCTCGGCCTGGGTCCGCGACCAGGGGCTGCGGCCGGTGGTCGTCACCATCACCGGCAGCGTGATCGAACTGCGGGCCAAGGGTCGCCGGCAGGTCGAGGTCCTGGACGTCGCCAGCCTGTACTTCCAGGCCGTCAAGCAGCGGGTTGCCAACGAGAAGAAGCTGCGCAAGGCCGCCCGCAAGGGCAAGTGAACCCAAGCCCCAGGCTCTTCGCCTGGGCCATTTCGTTACGGAGAATTGAATGAAGAAGGAACTGAAGCAGTCCCTGCAGCGGCTGCGCCGCGAGGGTCTCGTCCTGTGCGTCGAGCCCACCCGAGGCGACCACTGGCGGCTGCACCTGTGGAACGGCACGTTCTACATCATGGCCTCGACCGCGTCCGACTGGCGAGCGACCCGAAACATGGAGGCGGACATCCGCCGCACGAAGACGCTTGACAGGCTTTAAAGACCTAAGCTACACTAGCGTTACGCCATGTGGCGGTGCAACTGAAGGATGATGATGAACCAGACCCCGATCACCCGCGAGCAGTGGCTGGAAGCTGCCGTCGAGGTCGTCGCCCAGGCCAACCCTGGCGTGCAGTTCCCGCCGGTCAAGGTGTCCTGCTCCTGGCCGGGCGGCGGCAGCGCGCAGAAGCGAATCGGTGAGTGCTGGGCTCGCAAGGCTTCCCAGGCCGGCATCAACGAGATTTTCGTCAGCCCCAAGATCGAGGACGCCAGCCGAGTGGTCTCGATCCTGGTTCATGAACTGGCGCACGCCATCGATGACTGCGTCCACGGCCACCGCAAGCAGTACGCCGCCATCGGCGCAAGCCTGGGGTTGGCCGGCAAGCCCACGCAGATGGAGCTTCCGGTCGCGGTCGCCGACGCCCTGGCGGCCGTGGTCATCGCCAAGGTCGGCGCGTTCCCGCACCGCCGGCTGGACATGAGCAGCCGCAAGAAGGACAAGACCTACATGCTCAAGTGCGAGTGCGGCTCCTGCGGCGCGATCTTCCGCATGACCGCCAAGGTCGTCGCGATGGCCGAGGACGGCCTGACCTGCCCGGTCTGCCGCGAAGAGGACATCACGGTGACTTGACCCCCCAGGGGGCCGGAGTGTAGACTCCGGCTCCTGACCAACATTGAAGGAACAGCATGCTTACACCGTCTCAAGTCGTCGCCCGCTACCGGGAGCATTTCCCGACGTGGTTCGACATCTACCTGGACGACAACATCCACGTCTACCAGCAGATCGAGAAGCTCGCCCTGGCGGCGTGCATGCGGCGCAACCGCTACGGCATCGACATGCTGGTCGGTGCGATACGGTGGAGCAGTGCCACCAGCGAGGTCGGCACCGAGTACAAGGTCAGCAACGACGCCGCCGCCTACTTCGCCCGCATCTTCCACCTCCAGCATCCCAACCATCGCATCTTCCGCATGAAACCCACCCGCATCGAGCGGCAGAACAAAGTCGAGCCCCCGAAATGAAAAAAGATCACATCGCCCTGACCATTCCTACAGCCGACGCCGTCGTCATCTCCTCGTGCCTGAAGCTGCGGGCCGCAATTCTGGAGGAGGAGAGCAAGGCCATCTACATGTCCGAGTACCCGGTGTACTGGCGCACGCAGGCGGCCGAGCGCATGCGCGAGATGGCGAAAACCATCGACGCCAGCGTCTCGAAATCGTATGTGGACGCGATGCGCGACTTCATCGCGTGAACCTTTAAAGACCAAACCATAGGACACCCATGTCTGCACATGCACCCTTCGCCCCCAGCAGCGCAAGCCGCTGGCTCACCTGTACCGGCTCCTTCGGCCTGGGGCTCCAGATGCCCGAGGCACCCGAGAGCCCCTACGCCGCCGACGGCACCCGGCTGCACGACATCGCCGCCGCGTACCTGACCTGCAGCGACCCCATCATGGTCGAGCCCGAGGACTACAAGCTCCTGCGGCCCTACCTGGACTACGCCACCCGGCTGATCGACATGGTCTCCGGGAAGGGCGTCGCCGACGTGGAATGCCGGATGGAATACAACAGCCTGCTATTCGGCACCAGCGACCTCGTGGTGCGCGACGCCGACTGGCTGGAGGTGGTGGACCTGAAGACGGGGGCCGGCATCCTGGTCGATCCCGAGCGCAACGACCAGTTGCTCTGCTACGCCTTCCTGGCCCTGTCCCGCGTCCCTCCGGCGGCCTTCCAGCGCATCAAGCGGGTCAAGCTGACCATCGTGCAGCCGCCCGACGAGGACCGCCCCATCAAGTCCTGGGAGACGACGACCACCGAGGTCATGGCCTGGGGTGCGCGTGCCCTGTCCGCCATCCAGGCGGCCATCGAGGGCTCCACCGACCTCGTGCCCGGCGAGCATTGCCGGTTCTGCAAGGCCAAGCCCGTGTGCCCCAAGCTGATGGGCTACATCACCGAGGCCATGCCCCTTGTCGTGCGCGAGCTTCGGCCGGAGAAGCTCGCCGTCTGGCTCGACAAGGCCGACCTGATGCAGCAGTGGCTCGACGCCCTGCGCGAGATCGGCCACGACGTCGCCAGCCGGGGCATCGAGATCCCGGGCTACGAACTCAAGCCCAAGCGTGCGACCCGCTCCTGGGCCGACGAGGACGCAGTGCTGGAGATCGCCCGCAGGCGCAAGATCAAAATCTGGCAGGACAAGCTGATGTCGCCTGCGATGGCCGAAAAGGCGCACCCCAAGTTGCCGGAGGAGTTGACATCGCTGATCGTTGCGGTATCCTCTGGATCGAACCTCGTTAAGAGCAAGGGACCAAAACCCCAGGCTCCTACCGTGGCAGTGGAGTCTGATGCTGACCCGAAGACGGTAAAGCTGATGGCGAATTTTGCGTTGTTGAAACACCGGAGGTAATCATGACTGGCGAAGTAATTGCGTTTGACCCGAGCAAGTTTGCGGCTGTTGCTGCCAACCTGAAGCGCGCCGCCTCGACGCGGGTCGGCTTCCTGAAGATGGACAAGACCGGGACCTGGAGTTACGGCACCGACGAGAACCGCGTCAGCGAGCGCGATCACATCTTCATCGACCCGAACGGGTTCGTCCACGGCTGGCAGTGCTGGGCCGACACCGACATCAAGGGCGTCCAGTCCGAACTGCTGGACGAGGCCATCGCCCCGATGGACCGGCCGCTGCCGGATCGCCCGGACAAGGTCCTGCCGAACGCCCGGCCCTACAACGAGATGCGCGGCATGAGCGTGCTGCTCAAGGGCGAGCGGCTCGTGTACTCGACCACCAGCGTGGGCGGCATCAACGCCTTCGCCGCCCTGGCCGAGGAGTACATGGAGCAGTTCCACCGCGACCCCAAGCGGATGATCGCCGAGGTGAGCCTGACCAGCGACAGTTACAAGCACAAGAACAAGACCTACGGGCGCATCTACACCCCGATCTTTAACGTGGTCGCGTGGCACGCCAACCTGCCGGTCGGTGCCGCCAAGCCGGAGCCCGTCCCGGCTCCCGCGAAGAAGGCGGCCGCACCCGCCAAGAAGGCCGCCAAGCCCAAGAAGGCAGCCTAAGCACCGTGGGCCAGGACCGACCTCCTGGCCCATTTCGTTACTGGTAGAAAGCCTGAGGCTACACCCCCAACCGTAAATCGGAATTGACCATGCCCAAGCCTATCGAATTCGACGAGATCGACCTCCTCGCCCAGCGTCTCGTGATCGCTGCCGTCTCAGGCTACTGCGCCGATACAGAGGATGGCGGGTTCCCCGGTGACGAGTACGGAGTCGCCAGCGCAGTCATCGCCAGGGCGTATCACCTCGCCAGTCTGCTCGTGGTTGCTGCCCAGAGTCGCCGCTCGTGAAAGCCCGCCGCCTGCACCTGGACTACGAGACCCGCTCCGACTGCGACCTGAAGTCGGCCGGCGCGTACGTCTACGCCCGCCACCCCTCGACCAGGGTCCTGTGCGCGGCGTACGCCCTGGACCACAGTCCAGTGCGCTACTGGGCGGCGGCCGCCGGCTACCCGATGCCGGCGAGCCTGGAGCGCGCCCTCCAGGACCCGGACGTCGAGGTCCACGCCTGGAATGCCCAGTTCGAGCGGCTGATCACCCGGAACGTCGTCGGCATCCCCGTGGATCGCCGCCGCTACCACTGCACGGCCGCCCTGGCGCGAGCCCGAGGGCTGCCCGGCAAGCTGGAGACCGCGCTCGACTTCCTGGACATGGCACCCGATCTCGCGGTGAAGCGCAAGGGCACCGCGCTGATGATGAAGTGGTGCAAGCCGCTGCCGACCGGCGGCTACGCCAGCGACCCGGACGAGTACGGAGACCTGATCTCCTATTGCATCGGCGACGTGAAGAGCGAGCGCGACATCGCCGCCCGGCTCTACCCGCTGACGAGGATCGAGCAGGCCGAGTACCTGCTGACCGAGGTCATCAACGACCGTGGGCTGCCCATCGACGTGCAGCTTGCGCTGGCGGCGCAGACCTACGGAGACGAGGAGAAGCGCGAGCTTGCCGCCTACCTGGGGTGGATGACCGGCGGCACGATCACGACGCCCAACCAGCACGCCCGCATCAAGGAGTGGCTGAAGGCTCGCCTGGGAGACAAGATCTTTAAAGCCTTCTTCGCCAAGGGCGACAAGGAGTCCACCGACAAGAACGCCAGGGCGGGGTTCCTGGGCTCGGAGTGCGCGAAGGACTGCGACCCCGAGATTGTCGAGTTGATCGAGGTGGTGGACGACGCCGGCAAGTCCAGCGTGGCGAAGTTCGCCCGCATGGCCGAGCGTGCGTCCGACAACGGCCGGGCCGAGGGCTCCTACATCTGCTACGGGGCAGCGCAGACCAAGCGGTACAGCAGCCGGGGCGTGCAGGTCCACAACCTACTGCGCAAGGGTCCGCCAGACCTCCAGGCCGCCATCAGTCAGGTCCTGGCGCACAACGTCCAGGGCAAGGTCATGCACGTCCTGGCGAGCCTGCTGCGCCCGACCATCAAGGCATCCCCCGGCAAGGTCCTGGTCTGGGGCGACTGGGCCGCTGTCGAGGCTCGCGGCATGCCCTGGCTGGCCGGCTGCCAGTGGAAGCTGGACATGTACCGGCAGGGCATCGACGTCTACCGGGTGAACGCCGAGACCATCTTCGGCGTGCCGGCGGCCGACGCCGACGATCTCCAGCGGCAGATCGGCAAGGTGGCCGAGTTGTCCCTGCAATTCGGCGGCGCGAAGGGTGCGCTGAAGTCGATGGCCCGCCAGTACGGGATCATCCTGCCCCCTGGCCTGGACGCCGACATCGTCTTCGCCTGGAGGGAGGCCAACAAGTGGGCGGCCAAGTACAGCAACAGCCTGTACCACGACTTCCTGATGACGTGCATGGGCGAAGACTCGGGCTTCTACCGGCAGATCATCCCGATGCTGCCCGGCACCGTCAGCGTGGCCTGCGACCTGCCCGGCGGCACCACCCTGTACTACCACGGTGTCCGGGGTCACGTCGCCATCACCCACCCGACGATCCGCCGCACCGTCATGCTGGAGGTCGGTGCTGGAGACACAGGCTGGGACGGCGAGAACCTCAACGACTGGGAAACCGAAGTCACGTTCACCAAGACGCTGCCGGCGGGCTTTCGCACCGAGCGGGTATGGCACGGCCTGTTCGCCGAGAACACCACGCAAGGGCAGTGCGCCGCCCTGCTGCGCGACTGTGTCGCTCGTGTCGAAGTGTCATTGACCGGGGATGCCAGAGTGATCGGTCACACCCACGACGAGATCATCCTGGAGTGCGATGAATCGATTGCCGGGAAGGCAGCAGAGGTACTGAAGCAGCAGATGAAAAGGGTGCCAGAATGGTTGCCCGGTTTCCCTCTCGACTGCAGCATCACGACAGCCGACAGGTACGGGAAATGATGGGGCCAGGAAAAAGCCCCAGGGCTTTGGACCCTGGGGCTCTTACCTCCCGACTAGCCACCACGCCAATACAGGAAACGACATGCCTAGCCAACAGCAAGAGAATCCTAGCACAGACCAACATGAATTCCTCTCCACACTAGCATCAGGGCTTCCAGCCGGAAGCTACTTCCACCTCGCCAGGGCGATCCCGAAGACCGACGGCAACACGGCCTGGGAGAACGACACATGGCGCGAGCAGCACCTGGACGGGCATTGGTACTTCTGCACCGGAGCCAGCAGCGACAGCAAGCACCGCCGAGCCGAGGACATGGTCGCCGTCCTCGCCATCGTCCTGGACGACGTCAAGCCTGACGGCACTGGCAAGGGCGGCGGCGTGGTCGAGGTCGAGCCGACGTGGAAGTTGGAGACGAGCCCAGGCAACGAGCAGTGGGGCTATATGCTGAAGGTAGCGGAGCCCGACATCGGGAAGGCCGACGCCCTGATGGTGTCCCTCATCGAGGCCGGGCTGCAGGACCCAGGCGTCAACCGCTCCTGCCGCGTCTGGCGCGTACCCGGCAGCATCAACCAGAAGCCCCAGCACGCGGGCTTTAAAGCCGTACTTCGCGACGTCGAGTGGGGCCGGACGTTCACCCTCAACAGCCTAGCCAAGGCGTTCAAGGTCCGCCCTGGCGCGCCCATCGAGCCCCGCGTACCCAGCGGCGAGCGGCCTGGGGCCGGCAAGCCGGACCCGTTCCTGGACTGGATGGCCGAGCAGGGCATGCTGACCGGCGAGCGCAGCAGCGAGTGGTTGGTGGTCGCATGCCCCTTCTCCGACGAGCATACGGACCCCAGGGCTACTGCGAAGTACCTGCCGACGTTCGCCAGCGAGGACGGCAGGCCACGCATCGAGTGCTGGCACACGCACGGCCGCCTTGACAAGGCGGCCTTTGCCAAGCGGTTCTTCGCCTGGGCCGCCGAGCAGGGTGCGCCGCCACCCTCCGGCCCCGACCCGGAGAAGCTGCGCGAGATGTTCGCCGCCATCCGCACCGGACCCTACGAGCCGCAGGCAAAGCGCGGCGAGCCAGTGCCGCTGCAGCCTGGAGCCACATACGACGAGATCACGCTAGACGATGCCTTTGGCAAGATTCCTATCAGTGCCCTGCACGACATCAAGTACACCAAGGGATCGAAAGCTGTGCCCCCGGCCCCCGCCGCCAAGCAGGACACCAGCAACGCCAACGTACTGGCCTGTATGCGGCACCTGGGCGTCGAGTCCCGGCTCAACCTGATGAACGGCGAAACCGCATTCCTTCTACCCGAGCGCATCGACCCTGCCGGCTTTGGCTCGATGTCTGCCTACCAGATCGACAGCATGGTTCACGGCGCGGTGCGCGATGCCCTCCACCGTGTCGGGCTCAACAAGGCAGAGATTGACGACAACATGACCGGGATTGCCGAACGCAACTGCTGGCACCCTGCCAAGGACTGGATCGAGTCCAAACCCTGGGACGGCCAGGACCGCCTGGAGCATCTCCTGCGGTCGGTCGAGACGCCAACCCCCGACCTCTTCAAGGCGTATTTTCGTCGCTGGGCATTACAAACCGTGGAAGCAGCCTGCGGCTGGGCCGCCTCCCCACCTCGGCGCGAGCAGGAGAAGGCACTGTGCCTTGTCCTGGCCGGCAACCAGGGCATCGGCAAGACCCGGTGGTTGATGTCGCTAGCACCTGAAGGGTTCACTGTGCGCGGCAAGCACCTCAACTTGGACGGCAGCGCATCGGCGGCGCGTGACTCGATCCACGAGGCACTGCAGGGCTGGATCGTGGAGCTTGGCGAGCTTGACACCACCTTCGGCAAGTCCGCCAACGGCAGCCTGAAGGCGTTCCTGTCCAACACCACCGACCAGTACCGGCTGCCCTACGCTGAAGCCTGGGGACGACGGCCGCGCTGCACGAGCTTCTGCGCCAGCGTCAACGACGCCCAGTTCCTGAAGGACGACACCGGCAGTCGCCGCTACATAGTGATCTGGACCGATCACTGCGACGTCGATCACGCGACGGACATGCAGCAGTTGTGGGCTCAGATGCATACCTACTGGAAGGGTGGCGAACAAACCTACCTGACGAAGGCCGAGGAGCGGATGCAGGCCGAGGGCAATGCACGGCATCAGGCCGAGGACCCTGTCGCCGATGCCGCCGCCAACTTCGCCGAGAAGCGTGCCGAGCGCAGCGACCGTCACCCCTTCGAGTGCAGCGTGAAGGCGACCGACGTGCTGCAGATGCTGAACCTGCGCATGGACCTGGGCGGGACGTCGAAGCGGGTAGGGGCAGGACTGCGGTTGGTGCTGGGCAAGCCTCAGCAGTTGGACAAGCGTGGCGGCCACAAGCTGGGCTGGCGGCTCTGGCTGGACAAGGACGAGGTCAAGGTCTACGGCAAGATGCTGCGCCCGAGCAAGGCGTGAGCGAGTCGTCCCTGGAGAAGTCGGCCCGGCTGCACGCCAGGAAGCGGGGCGTGCGGTCGGTCAAGCTCCAGGGTGGCATCGTCGGTGAGCCCGACCGGCTGTTCCTGCTGCCGGGCCGCCGCTGCTGGTTTGTCGAGTTCAAGGCGAAGGACGGCCGGCTGTCGCCCAGGCAGAAGGTGGTCGGTGCGGAGTACGACGCCATCGGTCACCCGGTCGCTGTCGTGCGCAGCATGAAGCTGTTCAGGGCCATGCTTGACTTGGAGCTTCAGGCTGCTGTAGACTGGAGCCTCACTCCTGAAAGCAGACATGCAATACAACCCGCTCCAGTTCCAGCAGAAAGCCATCTCCCTGGTCTGCCAAAAGTCCGGCAGCGCGCTGCTGCTCGACCCAGGGATGGGCAAGACCGCCATCACCCTGGCGGCCGCCTGCGTCCTGCAGCACCACGGCCTGATTGAGTCCACGCTGGTCATCGTGCCGCTTCGGCCGATGTACCTCACATGGCCGGCCGAGGTCGCCAAGTGGGACCAGTTCAAGCACCTCAAGGTGTCGATCATCCACGGCACTCCGCAGCAGCGGGTGGCCGCCATGAAGGTCAAGGCCGACGTCTACCTGATCAACCCCGAGAACGTGGCGTGGCTGGCAGCGCAGGCCGCCCCCCACGGCCTCACCCTGGGCTGCTTCGGCACCCCGCCCAAGCTGCTGGTGGTCGATGAGTCCACCCGGTTCAAGAACGCCCAGGCACTGCGCTTCAAGGCTCTGAAGGCACTGCTTCCCGCCTTCCCCCGCCGGGTGATCCTGACCGGCACCCCGGCTCCCCAGGGCATCGAGGACCTGTTCGCCCAGTTCCAGATCGTGGACGACGGCGAACGCCTGGGCCGCTACATCACGCACTTCCGCAAGCTGTTCATGTTCTCCACGCCGCTGCGCATCGGGGGCGGCCGCACCATCGATGAGTGGCATGTCCGCCCTGGCGCAGAGAAGATGGTTGCCGGAGCCATCGCCGACGTCGCCATGCGTCTGCAGGCCGAGGACTACCTGCTGATGCCCGACATCAGCTACAACACTATCCGCGTCGAGCTTCCGGCTGCCGCCCGCACCGCCTACAAGGCGATGGGAGACGACCTCGTTGCCACCGTCGGCGACCAGAAGCTGACGGCCGTCACCGCCGCTGCAGCGGTGATGAAGCTGCGCCAGATCACCAACGGCTGGGCGTACCACGAGACGGGCTCGACGCATATCCACAACGCCAAGATCGACGCCCTGTGCGAACTGGTCGAGGAGCAGCAAGGCACGCCCCTGCTGGTGGCGGTCGCGTTCGTCCACGAGGTCGAGGCGATCCGCATCGCCCTGGCCGACGTCCTGCCCAAGGGCACGATGATCCCGTACCTGGGCGGCGGCGTCAGCCGGGCTCACGCCGACCGGATCGTGGAGATCTGGAACCAGGGCGGCTACCCGGTCGTCCTGGCGCACCCGACGTC